TGGGCTTTATTGAAAGAGTTAAAAACGAAATACACCAAAGAAGAATACCAAACCAGACAGGTGGTGGTGCAAACATAATGGACGCAACATATAATCCATTGTCAATGATTGAAGATTATTTCTTTGCACAAACGGCTGAAGGTAGAGGTAGTAAAGTTGAAACATTACCAGGTGGAACTAATTTAGGTGAAATAGATGACTTGAGATATTTTAATGATAAGTTAATGAAAGGTTTAAGAGTGCCTAGTGCTTATCTACCAAGTTCTCCAAACGATCCACAAACAGCATTTACTGATGGTAGGGTTGGTACAGCATATATTCAAGAATTTAGATTTACTAAATTCTGTAAAAGAATACAAAGTTTTATGCAACCAGGTTTGGATAGAGAATTTAAAATGTTCTTAAAGCATAGAGGTATTGAAATAGATTCAGGAGCATTTGAATTACAATTTAACGAACCACAAAATTTTGGAAAATATAGACAAATTGAATTAGATACACAATTAGTTAATATATTCTCACAAATTAATGCAATTCCACATATTAGTAAACGTTTTGCAATGAAAAGATTCTTGAAATTAACTGAAGAAGAAGTTCACGATAATCAAAGATTGTGGGCAGAAGAAAATAAAAGTATGATGCCACCAACTGATCCTGCTGAAACACCAGAAGGATTAGGTTCTGTTGGAGCATCACCAATTCCATCTAACTTTGGCGCAGATGCAGATGCTCCTGATCCAGAAATTAATACTGGTGAGAAATCTCCTATATCAGGCGATAAAGGTGTAACAGGTGGCGCCGACGCAGGTACTGAAGACCCAGCAAAAGGTCCTTAAGATATTAATTAATGGCATTAACTAAAAAGTCACACGTATGGAAGTTTTTACAATTGATAATTTTTTAAATGATAACGACATTAAAGATATAAATGATTTACCAGGAACAGAAGAACCATTTCACGATATTCAAGGTGTTTATAAGGGAGCAGTAACATCAACTCAACAATGGATTGAACCTTTAAGTAGTTTTACTGAATATTTAAAAAAGAAATTATTTACTATTCCATATTTAAAAAATAAAGTTATTGACGCAATACAAATATTACGAGCTCAAAAACCATATGATGTTCATTCGGACTGGATTGTAACAAATAATCAAATACAATTAATTGATCCAAATATAAATCCTCCAGCATATACTATTGTTATTCCGATTGTTGCAGGAGAATATAGTACAGTTGTATTTGAGCAAGGAGCAACATTTAATAATTTTAGTGAATATAAAAAAGATAATACAATACTTGAAAAGTATTGTTCTAATGATGATTGGCAAAAATATTGTTCCCATTGTGATACTGAAGATCAAAAATATTTAACTATTAAGAAAATTTTTAATTGGAAACAAGGATCACTCTTTGCCTTTGATAGAAAACTATTTCATTGTTCATCAAATTTTGGTGAAGCGTCAAAGAAAGCAATTGTAATATGGTTAAGCAAAAAGAAAGATTAATATATGGCTCACATTAGATCTAAAACGAAAACTAAACGACCTTACGTAAAAGTTAGATTGGTGCCTGAAGATTCTAAAATGAAAGATCACGGATTTTATTATTATGCATTTAAGCCCGGCAAGGGAGAAAAAAAGAATGAAAAATTAAAATTAAGAAAATATGATCCTATTACTAGGAAACATATTTGGTGGGTGGAAAAAAAACTCCCACCCCATTCCAAATAACTTAACTTTATATAATTAATATAATCGCGATACCAAAAATTAATCCTTTAAGAAAAGATATCCAACATAATGCGTACCAAGAGATACCCATTTCTTCCATAACTTTTTCACATAAGCTTTTATGCCATTTAAAGAATTTTTTCATACAAATATTTAAATTAATTGGATAATGAGTTTAGTGTATAGTTAAATCTTTAGTAGCAATATATACATCACCTTTAATTCTTTCTACAAGATATCGTGCAACTGTTTTTAACTTCTTTAATTCTTTTTTATCAAATCCATTCAATAGATGCTTATTTTCAAGTAAAACAATATAATTGTTTATTGCATCCAATTCATATTGAAATAATTCTTGCACAGTTATAATCTCTTCTCTCATAGTATTTTCATCTTGTATAACTCTCATAGTGTTTCCATCTTGTATAAAGTATTTAATGAATCTGAATAAATAACTGTGTTATGAGATATAAAGAACTTACAGAAGCATATTTTCCAGATCAAGATGATTACCATAAAGCAGATATTGGTCACTCAAGAAAAACACGATTAACTTTAAGACACCTTAATAAGTTAAGAAAAGTTAGAGAAATAAGACGTCAAGATCAAGAAGAAAATGCTGAATTTGTTGCTACAATGTACGGCCAACCGCCTGCTATGTAGATTAAGATCTTAATTAAAGTACGTTTTATGATGATGATTTGAAAAAATCGTCATTTTTTACCTCAAAACCCCGTGATCAATACAAAAAGTAGTAAATATCAAATATAACTATTATTATAGTCGCGAATATACTAAACGCAAGGAGATATCGATATGTCAGAAATGAGTTCAAAATTAGAACAAGTCCTTGAATACTTGGTGAACGGCGAGCAAGATAAAGCAGAAACTATGCTTCACGATGTTATCGTTGAAAAAGCAAGAGGAATTCACGAAGAACTTGTTAATGCCCAAGATGATACAGTAGAAGAAACTAAAGATACTACTGAATCAACGGACAAAGAAGATACTAAAGAATCAACAGAAAAAGCTAAAACAGAAGCTAAAGAAGATACTAAAACTGAAGCTAAAGAAGAAGCTAAAGAAGATACTAAAACTGAAGCTAAAGAAGAAGCTAAAACTGATGAATCTAAAGAAGATACTAAAGAAGCTATAGGTAGCGAAACAGGTGATGCTGAACTTGATCTTAAAAATGAGTTGAAAGCAAAAGCTGAATCTGATGCAGAAGAAATTGACTACGAAGAAACTAACGAGGAAGATGATGATGACGCAGATGCAGATGCACCTGCAGATCCAGATGCCGAAGTTGAAGACAGAGTAGATGATTTGGAATCAGCATTAGAAGAACTTAAAGCTAAATTTGATGATATTATGAACGGCGAAGGCAATAGTGATGACGAAGCTGACGGCGAAGCAGAAGTAGAAATACCAGCAGAAGTAGACGCAGAAGAATCAACATTAGGTAAAGTTGGACTTCCAGTTGTTGAAAAAGCTGAGCTTAAAGCAGTTAAAGTTGCTATGCCAGATGGTTCAGATAACACTAAATCAGTTGTAGCTAACGCAAATATGAAAGATATGGGAGCGGCACCTAGTGTTTCTTCTGCATCAGACGAAAAAGGTGGAACAGCACCGACTCCAAAAGATATGGGATCAACGACTGTACCATCAGTTAAAGAAGTAAAGGTTGCTCACAAAGACGAATCAGATACGTCTGCGAAGTCACCAGTAGCGAGCAAATAATACGCTCACTAAAAGGGAGATAGATTATGATTCGATTGATAACAGAAGCATTAACATTCGATCAAGCCAAGATGGAAGTATTGCACGAAGGTGACGATGCTACAAAGAAAGACCTTTGTTTCAAAGGTGTTTTTATACAAGGCGGTGTTAAGAATCAGAATCAAAGAGTTTATCCTATTTCCGAAATCTCTACTGCGGTAGGTAATATCAAGAAGAGATTAAATGCAGGATATAGTGTTTTAGGTGAAGCGGATCACCCAGAAAACTTAACAGTAAATCTAGACAGAGTTAGTCATATGATTACTGATATGTGGATGGATGGTCCAAATGGCCTAGGTAAACTTAAAATAATGCCAACACCAATGGGTAAAATTGTTACAACTTTATCCGAAAGCGGTGTTAAATTAGGAGTTAGTTCTAGAGGATCTGGGAACGTTAATGAAAGTGGTGAAGTTGAAGGATTTGAAATTATCACTGTTGACATTGTCGCCCAACCATCGGCTCCTGATGCATACCCAAAAGCGATTTATGAAGGCTTATGGAATATGCGTGGAGGTCAAAGACTTTATGGATTAGGACAATCAGCGATGTATGATCCTAAAGCACAAAAGTATTTGGCGGATTCTATTACTAAATTAATTAAAGAGCTAAACAAGGAATAAGGAGATTCAGATGGCAGATATTACAGAAATCTTTGGTACAGACGGTTTGTCTGAAGATGTCAAAACAAAAGTCCAAGAAGCTTGGGAGAAAAAACTGTCTGAGGCTCGTGAGGACATCTCTGCAGAATTGAGAGAAGAATTTGCTCAACGTTATTCGAATGATAAAGCAAACATAGTGGAAGCTATGAATACAATGATTTCAGAAGTAATGAAGAAAGAAATTTCTGAGTTTGCTGAAGACAAAGCTAAAGTAGTTGCAGAAAGAGTTGCATACAAAACAGCGGTTGCTGAACATACGAAAATGTTAGAAAAATTCATCTCAGAAGTTCTTGTAAAAGAAGTAAAAGAGTTACAAGGCGACAGAGGCGCACTCAAAGGTCAATTTACAAATTTAGAAGAGTTTGTAACCAGACAACTCTCCAAAGAATTAACTGAATTTAATGAAGACAAGAAAGACGTTGTTGAAACAAAAGTTAAATTAGTATCAGAAGGTAGAAAAATTATCGAAGATACTAAAGCGACATTTGTTAAAAGAGCATCTGGCATTGTAGAAAAAACAGTTAGTTCGGCACTGAAAAATGAAATGAAAACACTTAAAGACGATATCAAAGTTGCTAAAGAAAACAACTTTGGAAGAAAAGTGTTTGAAGCATTTGCAGGTGAATATCTAAGTTCTTACCTTTCAGAAGGTGGAGAAATTCGTAAGTTGCAGTCACAACTTACAAATGAGAAAGAAGCTACTGCTAAAGCAGAAGCGGCCCTTTCAACAAAAGGCGTAGAAGCTAAAGCTATGGAAAGCAAAGTTAGAATAGCAGAAGACAAGGTTACTAGAGAAAAAACTCTACACGAGCTTGTTGGTCCATTAGCTAAAGACAAACGTCAAGTAATGACTGAGCTATTAGAATCAGTTCAAACTGCTAATTTAAGAAAGCAATTTGAAAAGTATCTACCTGCTGTATTAAACGAAACAGCGGCACCAGAAAATAATGATGGTAAACTTATCATCACTGAACATACTGGTGATAGATCAACTGAGCAAAGCTCAGACAACAACAACGATATCGTTAATATTAAACGACTAGCAGGGTTAAGGAGTTAAACTATTATGTCAGAAAAAATGATAACTGAAAATTGGGATAACACTAAGAAAGCTTTGCTGGAAGGTCTTAAAGGCCAAAAGAAAGACACTATGTCTGCTGTGTTGGAAAATACACAGAAATATTTGGCAGAGGCCGCTACAGCAGGTGCTACAGGTGCCGGCAACGTTGCCGCACTTAATAAAGTGGTATTACCAGTAATTAGACGTGTGATGCCGACCGTTATTGCGAACGAGATTATCGGTGTACAACCGATGACCGGTCCAGTAGGTCAAATTCACACATTAAGAGTAAGATATGCAGAAACAGATCAAGGTGTAACAGCAGGTCAAGAAGCACTTTCACCATTTGCAATAGCTAGAGGCTATTCAGGTGCAGAAGGTACTACAACTGATTCAGCGGCGGGTACATCAACTTTAGAAGGTACAGGTGGTAATAAACTATCTATCCAAATTCTAAAACAAACTGTTGAAGCAAAAACAAGAAAACTATCAGCAAGATGGACATTTGAATCGGCGCAAGATGCTAACGCGATGCACGGTTTAGACGTTGAAGCGGAAATTATGGCCGCTCTTGCACAAGAAATTACAGCAGAAATAGATCAAGAGATCCTATTCTCTCTAGAATCATTAGCGGCAACTGGCGGTACATACGACCAGGCGGCGGCTACAGGTACAGCAACGTTCGTAGGTGATCAACACGCGGCGTTGGCTACTATGATTAATAGAGAAGCAAATAGAATTGCTCAAAGAACTAGAAGAGGCGCAGGTAACTGGACAGTAATGTCACCAGTAGCTTTAACAGTTCTTCAATCTGCGACAACTTCAGCGTTCGCAAGAACAACTGAAGGTACTTTTGAAGCTCCAACAAATACTAAATTAGTTGGTACTTTGAACGGTGCAATGAGAGTTTATGTTAATTCATATGCTCCAGATAATACACCAGTACTAGTTGGTTACAAAGGTCCAGGTGAAGTGGATGCGGCGGCGTTTTATTGCCCATACATTCCATTAATGTCATCAGGCGTTGTAATTGATCCTACTACATTCGAACCAGTAGTTAGCTTTATGTCTAGATACGGTTACGTACAGTTGGATAACACAGCATCATCACTTGGTAATGCTGGCGACTACTTGTCAAAAATTGCGATCACTTCAGGTAACTTGTCATTCCTATAATTTTCAAGTTACGTGTTCTGTGAGAACACAATTTCTAAAAACGCCCGGTTTTTTGCCGGGCGTTTTACATTTAAGCACAATTAAACAATCCTTTAATAAAATGGCTAAATATTTGTAGGAGACAGAGAAATATGGCGGCCAAAACAACAAGACGATCATCAGGTACAATTCACTTCGATTCTGAGGTAACTTTTGCTGGTAATACAGCTACAATTAGCTCTACGGACTTATCAATAGGTGATAGCTTACTAACACTTAATAAAGGTAACGCATCACTTCCTACATCAAGCGGTATTGAGATTGAAGAAGCAGGTAGTATTATATCAGGTGTAAGATATACAGAAGATGTTGGAAATAATAATGGTACTTGGACATTTTTAGGTAAAGGTTCAGCAAAAGTAGATTTTAATAATGCTACATTTGAAAATTATGGATTAGGTGCTGTAGCATCATTAGATCTTAATGGTGGTACTATTGATAGCACAACAATAGGTGCAATAACACCAAGCACAGGTGTATTTACAGATTTAACAGCCAGTGGAACAGTTAATTTAGGTACAGGTTTAGTATCAGCAACAACATTCACAGGTGCCTTAACAGGAGATGTTACAGGAGATTTAACAGGAGACGTTACAGGAGATGTAACGGGAAATGTTACAGGAAATTTAATTGGCGATGTTTATGCTAGTGATACTGTAACAAAAGTTTTTGATCCTGGAACAAACGGAACAGACGCAACATTAACAGCAACACTAACAGGTGATTCAACAGGAGTACATACCGGTAATGTTAAAAATGGTAGTGGTACAGTAATAGTAGATGTTACATCAAGTCCAGCAATGGTTACAGGGCAAGTAGATAGTATTGCTAATCATTCTACAACAAATTTATCAGAAGGAACAAATTTATATTATACAAATACTAGAGCTGATGCAAGAATTGGATTAGCATCAATAGATGATTTAGCAGATGTAGATACAACTGGTGTATTAAGTAATAATATATTACAATGGAATGGTACAAATTTTGTTCCAGCTACAATAGGTTATTCAGTTGCAAATTGGCAAACTAGTACTCATACAGGTACAACTACATTATCAGGTGCAACAATTGATCATTCACAAGGTGGTGAAGCGGCAAGTGGATTATCTTCATCTGTTACAATTATTGATCCAGGCGCAAAAATTCGTGTTGAAGCACATTTAAGATATAATGTACAACATACAGCAGGTTCATATACTAAATTTTATGCTAGATTATATAGAAATAAAGGTGGTAGTCCTGAAGCTTTAATATCAGAACAACAAACACACAGAATTCTTAGTACAGATGGTACAGTAACCGTTACATCAAATTTTGATGTATTTGATACACCAGGCGTAGCTCAAGTTCATACGTATTCAGTTTATTTTTCAGCCAGCGATGCTAATGGTCAAATAGATCCAAATCCAGCTTTTACAACTGGTACAGGTACACCAACAAACTTTATTCAAGTAACTGAAGTTATTATAAACAATAGTATTATACAAAATATTGTTGAAGATGCGTCACCACAACTTGGTGGGGCGTTAGATGCTCAAACATTTCAAATTAATAATTTAGGTGCACCATCTTTAGGAACTGATGCGGCAACAAAAACTTATGTTGATACAGAAATAGCAACAGGAGTTGCAACAGCAAATGAATTATCAGAATTAACAGATGTTGACACATCTGGTATAACAAATAATGCAATATTGAAATATAATGGTAGTAGTTGGATAATTGCTACAGATATTGATACAACCACAGATCTTATTGACGATGCATCACCACAACTTGGTGGGGCTTTAGATGTTAATGGAAATGATATTATTTCTACAACAAACGCAGATATTGATATTACTCCAGATGGCACAGGTAAAGTTCAGTTGAAAAAAGATACAGCGATTACAGGTAGCTTAACAATTTCAGAAAATTTAGTTGTAAGTGGAGATACAACTACAATTGATGTTGCACAATTAGAAGTTGAAGATTCATTAATTTATTTAAATAGAGGATCAGCAACCCCTAACACATTTGATTCAGGTATATTAATTGAACGTGGTGGAGATGATCACGCAGGTCTAATTTGGCAAGAAACATCAGATCAGTTTGTTTTCTTAACGTCAAATGCAATTACATCTTCAACAAATATTGTTTCAAATGTTGCATTAGCAGATGTACAAGCAAACGAAGTACAAGCAACAACAGTTCTTACGCCTGAGTTAACAACTGGTGCTCCTGCCACTGCAGGAACAATTGAAGGAACTTGGACGTTGACAGCAGGATCAACATTAGGGTCAACATATAGTGACTTGGCAGAAAAATATACATCAGATATAGAATATCAACCTGGTACGATTGTAGTACACGGAGGTACAGCTGAAGTAACACAATCAACTACAAAAATGGATCATAAGGTTGCAGGTGTAGTTTCATCTAATCCGGCTTATATAATGAATAGTGATGAAACAGGTTTAACAGTATCAATTGCATTAAGCGGTAAAGTTCCTACAAGTGTAATAGGTCCAGTAGCAAAAGGTGATTTAATTGTAACTAGTGATACTCCTGGTGTAGGTGAAGCACATCCTGGTGTAACTAATTGTGTATTTGTTATCGGTAAAGCTATTGAAGATGACGATACTGAAAATTTAGTAAGATTAATTAATATACTTGTTTAATCATATTTTCTTTTTAATTCTTGTATTATATTTTCATTAAAGTCTTTGTAAACATCAGCCCATTTTTTAAAGTCTTTTAACATTTCTTGTACGTGATAGTAACTTATAGGATATGTAAAAAATGGATAATTTGTTTTAGTGTCTTGATATCTTTGTTCAAGTTTTTGTAAACTAATTATATCGTATTCTATATCAAGTCGTAATTGTGGAAAAAAATGTTCTTGTAAAAATATATCATAAACGAATCTATGGTTTACATTTTTTAAATCAAAATTAATACGACATTCTGATATTTCAAAATATAGAGCTCTTACTGGATTAATATTTTTTCTATATTTAGATAATATACTAGGAAATTTATATCTTTGGTCAAGTGTTCTTAAGTTACTAGTTATAGTATAATAAACATCTTCAATATCATATCTTAATTGTAAATCAGCGTCAGCTGTATATTGGTTATAAAAGTGATATGCATCAACGAGTATCTTGTGTAAAGTCCTTACTTCATCTTTTTCAACACCAGAAAGAAATTCATAAAAGTTTTTTTTTGCTATGCCTTTATTTTGAAAATAAGCCATTAAGGTTTTATTTACAGCTCTTTTTTTTCTAAAGTGATGCAGGTCACTTATCATTCTCAGTTGGTGTATTTGGTAAATTTGCACCATAATATTACTTAGACATTATGTAGAAAAGTTACAAAGTTTTTTAATCTTAACTATATTTTTTTTATTAGTTAACGTTATTTTAGCACCACTATGTAATGGCTTAGGCCAACGTCCGATATGAACCCAAGCATAACCTGAACTTTCATCATTTAGTGTAGGAATAAATTCTTTTGGAGTAATAATAACGTATGTATAATATATAAATCCTTTATCTTCAGATCTGTAAGTATCTAATGGGTTTAGTTTTTCCATTGTAGGCACAAAGCCAATTTCTTCTCTCATTTCTCGACGTAATGCATCAATAGGTTGTTCTCCTTTTTCAATCTTGCCACCCCAAAAACTCCAGGTGTTAGGATAAGAAACACTTCTACTTCTTAAATTTAAAAGCATTCTTTTTGTGTTTTTTGCTACGAATGTTGTTCCGACGGCTTTATACATAATATTTCTCTTTATTTTATATTGTTATTATAAGAGAATTATGGGTTAGGTGCAAGTTCTAATTTCCAGTAACCGTTTTTATATTGTCCTTGATAAGAATGAATCCAACCAGTTGTGTCTGATCCTGTCCATCTCCATTGTTGTGAAGGTGTTGAACCATTATTTGTAACGTGTCTTGTTTCTGATATTGTAGATGCATCAAAACTAATTGTCCATACCTGATTTGTTCCATCATATTGAATAATGTCGTTTGCACTAGCAGAAAATCCTGTTCCCCAGGCCTGTGTTCCACTAGCAATATCAGTAGTTAATAGATATCGTTGGCCATCAACAACTGCTAGTAAAGTACCACTTGTAGGATTAATATAAGGGTATTGTGCTTCAGGATCAATAATAGCATCAGTGGCCGTTTCAGTAACTGTTGGCAATGAATCCCCATCTAATGTAAACACTAATTTATTGTTATCAGTTGGGTGGAAAGCCAATGTACCAAAAACATCTGCGGCACTATCAGTAGGATCACCGGATTGTCTTAAAACTAATTTTGAAATACCATCTTGTAACTGTCCATATATTTCTACAAATTCTTTCCAACTCTCATTGTCATTGGCTCCGTAAGCACCAAGTAATATTATATTGTTTCCAACAACTGAAATTTGTGCGTTTTCAGGTGTAACAACATTAGTTCTAATTTGTCCAGGAAAGTTTTCAAAGAAATTAATAAACCTAGGATCGTAATCTAAATCGTCAATAGAATCTGTATTGTTTACTCTAGCAATAATTTGTTTAATAATAGATTGTTTTTTAACTTTAGCAGGTGGATTTAACCATATTGGTAAACTAAAAGTTAATGTAGCTACATCTAAAGTTGTATCAGTTCCTTGTGGTACTGCTCTTGAACTCCATACAATATCAATTAATTCAACATTAGTAATATTAGTCCAATCTAATGGATTATCATTTGCTTGAATCTCAATAGCTGGATTAAACAATACTAAAATTTGTTCTATTAATTGTAATTTTTGATCTGTGTTTGAACACCAAACATCAACTGCCATATTAAGGTTATATGGTACTGGCATAAATCTTTCTACGGTATATGTGTTACCAATTTCAGCTACATATGATTCAGAACTAGTATCATATTTTCTTTCAGACACTTGAACTTTATCAATTAATCTTGGTTCTTGTAATCTATCTCTAGCTATTTGTAAGTTAGTAATATAAGCACTAATAAATGGTGCTGAGTTCATTACGTTTTCAGAATTATGTCTTAATATATGAGCAACCATTCTACTCATATCAGCATATCGTATAGGGACTCTTATATAAGCTTGACTATCACTATTATCTTTTTTACCAACTTTTACAGAAAACTCATCAAACAATTTAATAAATTGTAAAATGTATCTTCTTATTTGTTGATCATACCAATATTGCATCTCTTATCCTTAATCTGTTTTAGGTTTTATTACCTTACTTAAATATTGTTGTTCTTTACCATCAGCTCCCTGTCCATCTGCTGGATTATTAATAAATGAATCAAGTTGTTTATTACTTGATACATAAGTTCCTCGCATATCATCACTAATTTTAATATATCGATTTCCTTCTTTTCTAAATAGTCTACTTGGTGAATAGTCAACACGTAATACATATTGTCCTTCTTGTATTGATGCAGGAAATGATGTACCAGTATGTGTTATTGTTAATCCTAGTCCAGGTTTTCCATCTTGAGATTTTGGATTAATTTTGTGTGTATCTTTTTGGTTTACATATAAGTGACTAACATCTGACCCTTTAGTTGGAACATTTCTGGTAGCTTCATTAACAACAGCCTCATTAATATTAAGTTCATCTTGATAAGTTGACATAATATTTTTAAGGTCGCCTTCATCTTTACCACTACCAAGGATATC